TCTGTCAAAACCAAAAGTTTCTTTTCCGACTTCGCCGTTAAGCTGCAAATATCGAAAACGCTCTTCAAATGTTTGTAACTTTGACAGTTCAGTATAAGTTCTAAGCATTATTAAATTTTCCTTTTTGTAACATTACACAATTGACATACCTCCCTGTATATTGTATAATTTAGTTACCACACCACAAAATACAAACACACAAGGGAGGTGAGTCAAAGTGAAAAAACAAAAATCTCTTATATCGCAAAAGGCGATTTCACAAATAACATATCGCTCACCGCTTAATTAAAGAGAATTTTACTTTTCTCATTTAACAACCCTCTCAAATATGCAGTTATCGGGCAAGATAATACTGCACATAAGAGAGGTAAGTCAAAGGAGAATTTTTCCAAACACTCTCTATGAAAAAACAAACAAATGGAATGATACTGTCAAGAAAGAAGGATTTATCGAAAGTGATTGGAAATCTATTACAGTCTGCACCCATTGACCCCTAAATCAATAGGGCAAACAGTATTAGCTTAATCGAAAATATCGCTGCTTTGACCGCTGTAACTTTTCATAGCATTCAAAGCATCTTCGTACAGCTCCTCGACACGCTTCGCCGATTGCAATGCTTCGGTTTTTGCTTCAAGGAGTTTTCTTTGTTCTTCGAGAATTTGTTTCTCTAGTTTTTCCTTGGTCGAGCCAAGCTTCAAGTAATGTGTGATAACCTGAGAAGATGCAGTTCCGTCTATTAACTGCTGTTCGGCAAGGTCTACCGCCAAAGATATAAGCTGATTCTCTCTGGCTTCGGGAGTTAAAGCAGGTCTTAGCTTTCTTGCTGAACTCTTTCGCTCTTGTTTCGCCACCCTTACCGCCTCCTCTCGTAAAAATATAGATTACTTTTAATGCTGTTTTCACAGCATTTTACCATAGATGCGACAGTGTTTAAACGAGCTCATAAGGCTGCTTGCTGATGAACAAAAATATATATCCGAACTGAAAGGAGAATTAAAAGTAGACATGATGGTTTGTTACCTTATGAACCCGTTTAAACACTGTCGGGCATTTGAAATGATTTTACAAATATCACCGCCGGAGAATTTTTGAAGACCGGCCCGATATCGGGAGGGGGTGCTTTTTGTGTACACCCCCCGCCCGTCATTAGAATCCATTCACGTATCTGTTTCATTAAAAATTTCTGTAAAATTCACTTAAATGAATTATTGCATTTGATTTTTTCAACAGATTGAATTTACCAAGCATTCAGCATAGTCTTTCCCCCTATGCTGCTCTCTTTACTTTTTTGTAAATTCCCATAAAATCGTACTTGATTATTTCGTCAATTGCTCTTTCGATTTCACGATCGTTTTCAACATCGGAAAGTTGGTCGGAAGTTCGGGCAATTCGTGATAAGTAAGCACAAGAATTGTAACCTTTTTCAACATCGAACAGAAACCAATTTTCAAACTGTTCAAATGGGTCGAAAGGATTGTCAATCGTTGTTAATGCGTAAGTTTGCGTATCCGTTCACTTCCTTTCGATTGTTTTATTTATTCAAATAGTTTGAAACCGTTGAAGTCGAAACGCCTAAAGCTTTGGCAATTTCGGCTGTTGTGTAACCCGAAACACTCATTGCTTTAATCTTACTGATTTTAGCGTCGCTCAAAGTTGTTCTTGTTCGTGGTGTTGCACGCTGTCTTAATTCGTCAAGGTCAACGTGATTGATAATCTTACGAAGTTGGTTTTCACTGACAGCACCCGATTGAATGGCTTCCCATTCTCTGTCTGTAATGTTAATAGGCTGTCTTTTTGCACCAACCGTAGCCCTAGCCTCTGTAAGAGCCATTTGCCCTGCTTTCTTTATCTCCCCCTTACTCATATCGGGGTTAGCCTGCTTTTTAGCCGCCACTACGGAATTTGCCATAAGCTGGGCTTGCCTTTCACGTGGGGCATTCTTCAAAGCAACATTCAGCTTTGCATTAAGAGAGGCTACCTCGTTACTGTAAGCAGCCTTGGCAGACTTGGAGTATGCTATCTTACCGGTACTCACCATTTCCTTACGGGCTTGGTTTGCAAGGGACTTCATCTTATTGGCATAGTCCGCATATGCTTCTTCCTGCGGAGTTCCCGAAGAAAGTGTGCGTGCGTCTTTTGTTTCAGCCATAGCTGTACTTGCCTGTGTTCTCTGCTTTACCTTGCCTGTTTTCTTGTCTACATATGTAGAGTTCTCGGCAGTCTTATAGCTCAGAGAACCGTCTTCGTTGATAATAGGACTTCCTCTTCTTTTTGCAACGGACACCTCGGATTTCGACTTTGAAATCAATGTAGACGCACCCTCACGATATTTACCATTTTCATCTACTCTTCCCTGATACTTCTTTTTCAAAGCCGCAATACCATTATCAAATTCACTTTGCTTGTAGTTAAGCTTATGTTTTTCAGCATCAATAACTACCATACTGTGTCGAACCGCTCTTGCAAGCTCATCCTGTGTTGCACCTTTCAAAGTCATATCCGTAATAAGGTTTGAAATTACACCCATTTCTTTTTGAGTGGCTTTCATAACTTTCATACCCTCTTTATAAGGGTACTCGATTTTTGGGTCAAATCCCTCAAGACCCTTGAGCGGAGGTGTAGAAGTAATCTTAACCTTGCCGCCTGTCGGAATAACCATAACGGTATCGCCGTCAAAATCCGCTCCCGATAATCTCTCCGCAACCTTACTGTTGATACCGACAACATCTGTAGGAGTATTGCTGAGAAGTTTTCTTGCTTCTTTCTGTTTATTGTTCACGGTTAAAATCGGAATTTCAAAAGTACCTCCGTGCGGATAACGAATTAACGCTACCTGTTCTCCGTCACGGTAATTCGGTGCATAAACTTCTGTATCTTTCATAGAGGTAATGGGTAATATAACTTGGTACTTTTGTCTTGGCAATGCCGCAGCCTGTAAATGAACAGCCGCAGAATCACAGTCATTCGCAAAAGATTCCAGCAATGATTTTTTGACAGTCGGATTAGTCAGAGAACATATCTCGTCAAACTCCGCCTGCTTATCGGCTGCCGCAAGATTAAGCTGTTTTTTTATCAAAGTCATACTCTGCTTTGACAGAAACTGAGAGGGTAAATGGTCACTCCAATCGCCCCAGTCGCCCTCGTCCGCTCTTTTGTTTATAAGGGAAAGCTTACGTTCGCCGTTTTCATCGATATAATAGCTCTGACCGTTTGACTTAATGAGCGAACCGAACGGATTTGTCGGGTCGTCTTTTATTTTTTTCAGAACGTCTTCTTTAGGCGTTCCTTTTTTCTTGTTCGTGTTAAATATAACATCAACACCGTCGGGCATATCATCGGAATAGACAGCCATTCCTTTTAAATATCGGTTTCCGTCAACGAGTATTCTAACCTGCGAATAATGTGATTCGCCGAGAGAAATATCTTTAACACCTCTGCGAAGCTCGATAACTCCGTCTTTCTGAAGTCCGCCCTCTTCCGCATAGCGAATTTGCAGTCGCTTGGAATCCATACTTGCAGGATATACAAACTTATCAAAAGTTTCACCACCGTCATGAGATACATAATCTCTTACGGAATGAACATTTTCAAAATTATATATTTCCTTATGAGCCGTACCTTGCGGACAAAGAACTTTCAGATTTGTTTGTTTTCCGGGATTGGTAACCTGCGGAACGCCGCCGCCGTGAACGGGATAACCCTCATTCTCCAAAATTTTAAGAGCCTGATTGAGCTTTTCTCTGGAAACTCCGAGTTCACGTTCAACACCTGTTCCGACATCAATCATACCTTTTTCTTCAACCTGCTTTTTGAGAAATTCGGCAGTTTTTTGAGCCTGATTCATACGCTTCTCCGATTTCTCGTCAAGAAGTGTTCTTACGGACGAATCGTTCTTGTAACCCATTTTGTTCGCTATCTGCATAAGGCTGTAGCCCTCTGCTCTCAAAGCTTTAGCGGTCGCAACATCTTTTGCTCTTTTTTCATTTTTCGCCAAAGACTTCTGAGTTCGGAACTCGGTTGTTGACAGCCCCATAGCTTTCGCTATTTCTGTATCGGAAAGACCTTGTTTTTTCAGCTTATCTATTCTGCTTAGGAAATCGCCGCTTCGCTGATTCGGATTCTCGCCGCTGCCCAAAGCATATCTGCCCGAACCTCTTCCGGGAGCACCGTCAAGAATACTTACACCCTCGTGACTTAGTGCTTTTGATATGTTAAAAACGGATTTGATGTTTTCTGCTACAGGATTCATATTTAACTCTCCTCGGTTTTCAATTTTGAGATAATCTTATCAAAAGATATAATTTTGTCCATAATAGGAACTATATCTTCCGCTGTCGGATTGTGAACCAATACTTCATTAGACTGATACAGTCTGAGTTCCATATCGATATCGGACGGCTTCTTCTGATATTCCAAACAAAAAAGAGCAGCGTATATTTCAAGCTGCTCCATATGTGCCGGGGTTACACCCGTTTTCAAATCGTGAATCCTTAGCAATCCGTTTCTGAATGTGATTGTATCGGCTGTGCCAAAACAATTCTCCGAAAAATATAATACCTGCTCGGGAATCATCTTAAAACCGATTGCGTCGTTTACATACATATTCAGTGTTTTCTGCGACTTCGGAAGTTTCTGACCGAGTTTGATACACTGAGCCGCAAAATCGTGAAGAATTGTACCTTTCTGTGCGGCTAAAAATTTAGTATACGAATCCGCAACCTTAGCTTCATCATAATTAATCCAATGATACTTGCTTGCACCGAGAAAAGCATGCTGCCCCTCAAGGTTTGAATGTTTGTTGAAGTTCATTCAAAATCTCCTCCTTATTTTCGGGACAGATGAACCGAGAAAAAGACATCTCGTTCATAAGTCCAACATAATATTCTTGATTAGGTCGTTTTCCGGCGTTCGCACTTTTCTTACATTCCAAAGTTGCCCACTTGTCTTCGTACAAAATTAAAAGGTCGGGTATTCCCTGAATATAACTTGAATCCAGTTTCATCACCATGCAGCCGTTGAATTTCGATTTTAATTCTTTTATCAAATCGGCTTGAAATTTTCGTTCCAATACGGAATTACTCTGCACAAGTGAACCTCCTTTTACAATATCGAAAAATAAAAGAAATTGGCACTTTTATTCTTCTTTCTCTTCATAAAAGGCTGTGTTTTTTTTGCGAACACCAAAAAGAAAAGCCCATGCCAATTAAGGCACAGGCTCTTGTTTTTTCGTTTTTGTTTAATCATCGAAGATAGTACAGCTTGATTCGCAGTCGGGCCACGGACCACCGCAGGCACGGCAGCATTCGGGTTCTTCCGATTCATCGTAATCATCATCGTAATCATCATCGTCATAATCGTAGAAACCCGATTCTTCCTCCTGCTCTTCTTTCCACTGTTCATATGCGAAATCCCTATCGTCCGCATAGAACGAATTGCCGCAATTTGGACATTCGAGAAGCTCGTCATCGTTCACGATATCCATTATTGCTCTGCATTTAAAACAGGTACGGTCAATCTCGGGTTCTGCTTTTCTTTTTCTGTACTTGCTCATAAACAAACCTCCTCGGAAAATATCATTCACATTTATTAAAATTATTGTAACACGAGAATCCAATATTTACAATACTTTTATGGAGGTTTTTAGAAGAGTATACCAGTAGTGGTACACTATAAATCAAATATCATTCATTCTTAATGTATACATTTCCGTCCTTGCTGAGATAATAGGTTGAATGGTTTGTCGATAAATATAAACCCGAACGCAAAGACTTCTTCAATTCGGATTCGCCGCTTATACTCACTTGTTCGAGAACACGAGATACGCCTCTTTCGAGTTTATCCTTATCCACCTTTTTCAAAATACCGCTTTTAGCATTCTGAACGAGAACCAACAACTGGTTAAAATTAGCAAGTATGTTTTTCTCGCACTTATCGATGTACAGCGAAATATCATTTTCTATATACTTCAAATAGTTGTCATCAAAATTCTGAGAATAATAGACTTCCATAACACTGCTCATAACACAAAGCTGCAATGCAAGGTCAAGACTTTCCTTGATTTGAATTGCCTTATTAACGGTTGAAATAATATCGGAACTTTTTCTTACCGTTGATTCCAAATCCGAAATATAAAACTCGCAGTCTTTCATTGCTATCTGTCTTGCTTTTTGCAGGCTTGTTATAGTAGCGATTTTTTGACTTTCGTTAGCCATAATCGCACTGTAGTTTTGAAACGCATATTTTGCAAAGTTTACTTCCGCCATAAGCTCTGCTTTTTTATCACCGTACAAAAATTCAAGAATTTTATCCATACCGAGTTTGATACGGTCAAGCTCACTGTTTATTTGAGCAAGGAAGTATTGACCCGAAACAACGGACATTGCCGAGAATGTTCCGAGAACAGCCGCTTGTGTTGCCAACTGTTTTGAAATATCAAATTTGTTCAATGGAGCATTGCCCATAAACTTACCGTCCAATCCTCGCAATGTGTTAGTATAACCGGTGCCGTCTTTTAACTTTACTAAAGTGCATGGTAAACCCTTTGGAAAACTCATAGTATATAAATCAGGAATAGCAGCCGCTGCCGACATTGAATTTGCAGCCATAACCGCAGGCAGTTGACTTGCCAATGCACTCATTTGAATTTTTTGACTGCTTGTCAGTTCCAGTTTTTTAAACTTTGGGTTATCGTCAATATTGATTATGTTGTCACACGGCGAAATATCAAAGTTTCCGTTCTGCTGTAACTCACGAAAAGTTTGATTGACTGTCAAATCGGGTTCTCGATTTACATTTCTTTCAGACATCATTAACTCCTCCATATCTGAAATATAATTAACAAAAACAAAGTTACTTCACAGCTTTATTTTGTTGTAATATCAGTATAACATAATCTCTGAAAAAAATAAACCCTTTTTGACAATTTTTTGTAAAAAATTTCTTGTGGTCAAAAACCCACTTTTTTTCTTTACTTATATATATTTTATTAATTTTTTATTCGTATTTAAATAGAAAAAAAAGCGGGAAAGTGACCAGACACCCTCCAAACCCGCATTCTTCCTAGGTTTTTCGTGGACACTTTTGAAAATAAAAGTGGGCAGAAAGTGGGCAAATGACCACAAATTGTTAAAATATCAAAGGATTTTACACCCTAATTCATATATGAAATCGGTCAAATCCGAACAAAAGTGGTCAAATGCCCATTTTCAAAATATAAAAGTGGGCGGAGAATTTATCTCCAAACTCTTCCGTTTCGCTTGTCAACAAGAACTATTCTGCCCTCAATCTCGTAATCCGCCAATTCGCAGATACGAAAAATGACATTCAAAAGCTGATGAAAACGTTCGTCCTCTTCCTTGCTAATTTTGTTAATTGCAGCATAGGCGGTCGGGTCGGAATATCCCAAAGAATTTCTTCTTGGGTCGTTTCTGTTTCCTATGGGCATTGGAATCACCTCTCTTTCGCCCACTCTTCAAGGTCAATGCCGTAATCCTTTAGTTTCTCTGTACAAATCCATATTCTGTCGGAATCATCAAACTCGTAACGCTTGATAAGCTCGTCTATAGCCTTTCCAAAAATATAATAGAATTGTTTCAGTCTTTTTTCACCGAACCCAAATTCTTGGTGCAAAGTCCAAAGGATTAAAGCGTCAATCTCTATTTCGTGTTTTTTATCAAATTCCGCAAGCTGCTTCTTTATCTCGATATCTATGGCTTTTTTCTCTTCTGCTGTGAAATCAGCACCAAATATAATTTTTCCCGATTTCTTTACTTGCATTTTTCTCGCTGCTCCTTGTTTTCCATATCGATTTTCCAAATAACTCTATCCAATTCAGCCTTTGTAAGCAAGCCTCCTTTCTCGGGTGGTTGCTGCAAACTAAGGCACGTTGGAATATCCAACTCGCAAAGAAAAGCCGCATTTGTTATGATATGCCAAAGGTGCGGCAATCCGCTGTCTTCGTCAACTCCGTGTGGGTCTTTAAGCCACTTGCAAATATGCCGCATAAGTGCGTCACGATATCGTTCGGGGGCGACCTGTCTGTAGCTCTCCACACCGTATTTTTCCGCACCGTGCGTCATTACAATTCCGATTGCTTCTATAGCTTCGGCGGGCACTAACGATAATCTCGGTTTGCCGCCATCGTGCTTAAGTCCGTCTGTTATTACATCGCTCACTTTCTTATCTCCTTAATCGCATTTATGATAAAATTAACAGCTGCTACAAATTCTAACCAAGCAGCACATAGTCTCCCCGCATAGACTGCGTATGCTAAAACAAACAGGGCTACCAGTGCTCCCACTAAATATAGAATTATTTTTTTATTCAAAAATATCAATCCCCTTCACACCGCAAGTAATAATCTCACTGTACGGCAGCGTTTCGATCCACTTACAGAAATCACGCCACTCGTCAAGCTTGTGGTTACGTCTGTATTCATAGATGTTAGCAAGAACCTCGTAGTTCAGCATAACCGTCCGTTTCTGATTGTAGCTGCTCGGAAGAAGCTGAATCATCTGCCACCAATCGTTCTTATTCTTTGTTTTCAAATATTGTTCACGATAGTGGTTCATATGCGAAATTACAGTTTCCAGTGCCATTATCGGCGGAGCATACATATAACGTTCATCGTCCGATAGCTTTTCCTCTGTTATGAGATGTTCACACGAAAAATCATCAAGAGTAAATTCTTTGTCGGCTATCTTGTGCATAGTGCTACACGAATTGGCAACAGTACCAACCTTGTATGTATCAAACTCTTTCCAAAAATATAACGGTGCTGTCACATCAACATACACCATTATCATTCGTCTGTACTTCGCATGAACTGAGCCTGCTTTTGCGAGGTTAGTCATACGTTCATGGTCTTTTTCTCCAATCCATGCGATTCCCTCTTCGTCGAATGTTGAGTCCGACCTATCCCAGCTGTTCATGGGGTTACGCATACCACGGACAGCATGTTCCCAACCCATAACCTCTTCGTTATTAATTGTAATCATAAATATCATTTCTCCTTAATTAGCACACAAACGCTTTATAAGTTTTGTAATATAATCTCTATTGTAGTTGGAACTCGACTTCTTTATAAGCGATTCCAATTCGATAATTGCACCCGAAACGATTGATGCGTCTTTACGATTACGCTCCGCAATTTCGTAAATATCATCTGCCGCACGCCTAATTCGATATTCGCTGTCCGATTTTGAAACGCTTTCGGAAATTGATGCTATTGCTCGCTCTGCAACACTGTCAAAACGTCTTATCGGAGTGTTAGGCATGCTATTCACACTGTCGTCGTCAACCACCACAAAATTTACATTCTTTGTGGTGCGAGGTCTACTATTTTCCTTGCTGTTATCGCCCAACGAAAAATTGACAGGAATACCCATACTATTCATTGTACAGGTCGGCAAAATCATAGTCGCTAAAAATCCAACTTTCAATATCTCGTCCTTGTATTTTCGTATAAATCGTTCTACCTTCATTAAAAATCACTCCTCAAATATAAACGTAAAAGCTTCTTTCTCTTCATCAGAACCTTTTACACTAAAACGAACCCTTGCCAGATGGTCATAGATGAAATCAAGCTGTTCCTGTGTAAGCCCTTTTGTGTTTCCCTCTTCATCGTGACCCACAAATATAAGATTGCCTACAAGAACACTCTCAATATTTCCACGTTCACGGTTAAGCACAACCATAGAAATTTTCGGGTCGGCTTTCAGCAAACCCTCGTCATCGGCATAAATATCAATGCCCATATCCGTAAGTTCGTCAAAATGCGGAGCAAGCGTAATAAAACCGCCTACTTCCTCTTGCAGGGATTTTAAATCCCCCCCTATCTCCTTACACATAAAATGTCTGTCCGAAATCTTGAATGCTTTCATAGTTAGTCCTCCTCTACACTGCTGTAAATATAATCCGCACTTCTGAACAAAAGATTGGGAATAATATTCACGGCTACATTTCTTAAAGCAATAAACAAATCTGCTCTGTCATCGACTACCTCGTCATAACCGTACTCGTTATACCAAACCTTTCCGCCTTTAATAAAGTAGTCGATTTCTTCGTTAAGCACAAATGACATATCCAAACTACGGCAAAGAATTTTAAATGCTCCCAATTCATCAATGTCGATGTTTAACTTATACTCCATAAAATTATTCTCCTCTCGTTACAAATCCTGTTTCGTTAAATTTCCTCTTTTCTTTCAAAGCCTTGCTTATCGCCAAATCAATACCCGAACGAGATTTCAAATGATAGTAATATAAATCGGAATAAGGTGTATTAAGCCTGTCTATTCTTCCCGAAGCCTGAACCATTACTTTATATGAATAATTCTGTGAGTAAAATATAACTGTGTCGGTCTTAATACAATTCCAACCCTCTGCACCCGCATTGTACTGAACAAGATAAATCCACTTCTCCGAATCGGGTATCGGCTGATGTTTATGCCCGTTCCATTCGGCTACTTCCACATCATCGCCATAGTAAAGACTTTTCAGAATTTCAAGTTCATAATCAAAGTTGTAAAATATAATAGCTCTCGGGTGTTTCTCGAATATTTCAAGCACTGCCAATTGCCGTGATTCATCTGTATTCACAATCTTACGCAGGGCATAACAAAACTCACTTGCATTTTCCAAAGGCTTGTTATTCCAAATATCCCAGCGATTCTTTGTAATGTCCTTGTAATTTGAAATATCATACCTGACATATATGTCTTCGTGATGTGAGGTTGTCAGCCGTCTGAAATCCATATTGACAAGAATATCATTGCGTAATCTCACCAAGCGACCCGTATTGATGTATCTGTCAATCTGCGGAAATTTGCTGAATTGCTTATAGATAACGTGTTCTCTTATGAACTCCGAACGATTTTTATAAAAGCCGTTAGCAATGAATACGGGAATATAATCCTGCCAACTGTCGCCGGGAGTAGCGGAAAGTAAAATCCATTCATTGTTTTTTGCAATTTTCAGAAATGATTTTACCCACGTTCCCGAACCTACAACACGCTGTTCGTCAAATATAAAGAAAGCGTCCTTGACATCGGAATATTTCTTAATGTTATTCCACGAATCTACTTTCACATGATTGGAATATAAATTGATGTCCTTATGAGTAGAAAGAAGAAACGGCGACAATTCACTCTCCCATTCCTTTGTATCACGTTTTCTTGCGGTTGTGATAATGTACAGGTCTTTGATACGTATATCGTCCATAAGCTCGTAGTTTTCGGTGTTTATCTCACCGTCTTGACAAATATAATAGTATGCCAGAGCCGTCCGGGATTTACCGCTGCCGACACCTCCGCACAGAATGCAGCCGTTTTTCATTTTCTTGACTGCTTCCAACTGGTAATCGTATAAACTTATACCTGCCATTTTGTCACTCCTTGTATGTGCCTGCATACTTCTTAATAACGTTGAAGTAACTGCCTTTGTTCCCAAAAGCCTTTTTTGCTATAGCCATAGCAAGACCTTTTTCGGGGTCAAATTCTTCCTCGGACGATACCTTGACAACGGTCTTAGTTCCGTCATTCCACAACACAATAGTTGCAGGATAATTGAATATAACATTCTTGATTTCGGGGAAACTGCTGAATGTGAATGCGTTTCTCAAAGCTTCGGCTACACACGAAAATGCCGCTGTAGAATTAGTGTTTTCGTAGCGGATAATCTGATTTGTTTTGTTACGGTCATTATTCATTAATGTATCTCCTTTCAAAAAGAAAAAATATAAAGTGCCCAATTAAAGGCACTCTATACTTTTCATTATTTAAATTTCATATCAGAATGGAATATCCTCGTCTTCGGGTTCTCTGTCCTCATACTTAGCCGCAAACTCGTCTTCTTCAATCGTGACATACATAGTTTTAAGGTAAGCCTTAACACCCGTTTTGCCATTGACTTCCCAATTGTACGGTCTGATAATCAAATCGACATTGCGTATGTCGGCAAAATCCAAAGTGCCTACGGATTCCTCGTCAAGCCGTGTCTTAGCTTTCTTAGTAATAAGAAATACTTTCGGAGGAATGTTAGCAAAACTCACGCTTACCTGAATATAATGAAGAGGCTCATCTCCCTGATCACGAGTGGAAAGAATATGGACATTCCAACCGTCTTCGGCAAGCCTTTGAGCTTCTTCAGAGTCTTCAATAACCACACAGAAATTACGGTTGCCTGCTCTGTTGTACTTTGTTTCCTTACCGGAAAAGTTGCGAAAAATGATATGAGAATTCTCAATCATCAAGTTGTCTATGTTTTTGTAAGCCATAAATATAATCTCCTTTTTCTGTTATTACTTTAAATCAAAACGGCAGTTCTTCCAGATATATAGGTTCTCCGTCCTGATACATCGGCGGCACATATGGATCATCTGACACAAACCATTCAAAATCGCCGTACTTTGAAATATCTTCAACGGCAGCACTAACCATTTCTTCATAATAAGAACGGTCGATATGCTCCTCTTTGCCGAACTCCTTAACCATTTCGGCTTCAAGCCACCTGTAACCTTTTGAACCTGTTGCAGCATAATACTTGCCGTCTTTCTCACGGTAGAGAACTCCGCCGCCGCAACCCGATTTAATCGGGCAGAAGCTTCCGACCTTACCGATAAAAATATAATTGTGACCTTTTGCGATATTGGAATCAAGTTCTTTAAGATACTCTTCGTTAATCTCTTCGCCGTTTTTCTTAACGGTTTTCAGATACTGCTCTTTCTCCTTTTCGTATTCGGACACATCAGACAAATCCTCATTCATATCCAAATATAATGCTGTACTCACAGACTTTGTTTCACACATATCTTCAAATGCAATTTCTTCACGGCTGAACAATTTCTTGAATACATAAGGTATCTGAAACTGTGTACCCGTTGCAGTCCATTCCCCTGCGTGCTTGCCGTCCTTATACTTTGCTATGTATACGGCATCGTTCACAAGACATATTCGGTCATATGTAGCCTCGTGTTCAAAGGTATAGCCATACATTTTTCCGTAATCCATAACAAAAGATATAATTTCCGGGGTTGCATCGGGTATCTTTATGGAATCGGTTTTGATATGTGCAACGATAAAGCCTCGTTTCTGAACCTCGTGTTTGAGATTAATCATAAACAAAGCTCCACGCTTTGCAACAATGTTATCCTTATTACGATTATCCCTGAAAGGATTCTCAAAGCTTGCCGAGGTCAGACCGTAAACCGAATTGATAGCGATTTTCAAAGCCTGTGCCAAATCGGCAGCCGATTCTTCATCTGTCAAATATTTAGCCAACGCACCGCCGAGCATAGTTCTCGCCTTATCAAACTCTTTATGCTTTATGGCAATACGAGCGTCTAAAATATCTTTGAATCTTTTAGTGTATTCATCGCCGAAAAGATTCTCCGCAACAATACTGCTCGGGTGCATAGAAGCAATATCCAGAAGTGCGACATTTCCGTACATACCCGGTTCGGAATATACGTAACCGCCCTCACCAACTTCTTCTCCTCTGTACGTGGATTTACCTCCCTCAAACTTATAACCCGAAAATAGCGGTCGTCCGTCTTTGTCGAATTTACAGTACGACCCCAAATGTATTCCTCCGTGATTCCACGGTTTATTGTAGTCGCTGTATTTGTCCAAACAATCGTGAACGCCAAGACCTTTTCCATAGGCAAACGTTTGTTGGCTCGGCATTAAAACAAGACTACCGTCATCGGCTTCGTTAGTCATATCGCCCATATCACGGTAATTAAATCTATCCTGCGGTTTTCGATTTTTACCGAATATAATTCTTGTAGTCAAAGAATTTGTAGTATCGTTTACTGTCATTCCCGCAACATCTGCTAGAATCTGCCTTGCCGTGAAGTCGGCTTTTCGTGCGTTGAAAACTGCTTCCGTAGCAATTACGTCATTATCGCAGTATTCGGCAACCTTAGTCCAGAGTTCCTCGGGTACGGGTTTATCCCACGGCAAGCCTAGTTCCTGATGATGAATGCCGAGTTCAATCTCGAATTTCTTCAATGATTGCTTCTTAGCCGAAAAATCATAAACGTCCGTATACGAAACGTTGTACGCTTCTCCGAAAAAGCAATTCGGACTTCCCTGTATAATTTTCTGCGACAGGTTATACAGCTGTTCGTTCGTATAACCCATAAGACGTGCATACAAAATATGATTATCGTATCTGCGGCAGTTGAATCCAACAAGCTTGTATTTCATAAGCTCTTCTATTTCCATAGGAGTGGGGTTAATCATTCTCACAACGGATTTCCCCTCACCCTCTATTTTCCAGTTCACCAAAAATAAATTCGGAAAAACCTCAACATCAAAGAACACCAGCTTAGAACTTTCGCTTTCCTGCGGTACGGAAATATCTTCCGATTTAAAGTGCATCTTGTTTACAAGCTTAATGCAGTAATCCGCTTGATGTGTACTGTTTGCCGCAAATGCAAGTACGGCATTTCTCATATCCGTAACATCATAATTCAGATTACCCGAATACGAATCCTCCAGAATCTTATAGATAAAATCGATACTGGGCTTAGTACCCGAGTGAATCTCTTTGTTGAGATTTCGTTTAATCAGCGTTCTAAGCCTTTTTTCGCTTTTTATCGCTTCAAAATTCACCATTTTATTTTCTCCTCTCAAAGGCAAACCCGAACTTATAGTCGCAATAGGCAAATCGTTACACTTTGAAAGCTTTCTCCTGAGTGAACTTTTACCCGTAAATACTTTAATTTCTATATGCTCGTCAAATATACGACTGAGTTTTGACACATCACCCGTATAAATATAATGCAGATGAATACCTGCTCCGCTCTTGCTCAATTCGGCATAAGTCGGCGGAAACTTGCTTGCCGCTTCCAGATTGCGTTCAAAGCTTTTACTGCCTGTTTCATCGGGAATATCGAAATCAATAACGATATGATTTTCGGGAACTTTAACATAATGCAGTTTAGACGTATCCAAATCCGACAGCTTTGTTGTAACGTTATCCCATTTCATAACTGGTGTTCCCTCAGCCGAGGCATATTGTGCGAAACAATCCGAACAAATATCATCAAATACCGATTTTGTATTGTAAAATTGAATCCGTAAAATATCGGTTTTCTTTTCGCTCTCTTCGGCTGTTTGTTCTTCAAATTTTTCGGTGCGGAAACCGATATAATAGCTGCGAACTCTTGTTCCGTCATTTTTGCTGAATCTTTCTTTGTAGTCCCGAAAATAATTTTTAAGCTCCTCTTTAAACGGTCGAAGCGACATTGGATAAGCTACTTTGGCTTCGTCACAATATGTTTTGTACATCTCCCAAGCAGCTTTAAGAGTAGTTCCGTCCTCTTCCTTGAACACGTAATAAGAATCGGTAATAAAGTTATAGAAATCATTGGACGCTCCGAGCATTGCTATGGGAATATAATTGTCGTAAAGGTTAATGTTATCCAGATACACCTGTCGGCAATGATAAGCAATTGCACCAAGTTCAAAATCGACTTGCTTGATTATCGAGTTATACTCCTTTGGATTCAGCTTATTGCCCGACGGTGAAACATCAATAAGTCTTCTTATCAAACCCGATTTTGCGTCTGTAATCTTTACGGGCTTATTCGTTCCCATAAACAGAAAACACTTAAAGCGGTTTGCATATGTTGACTTAAATTTTTCGTTCACCGTCATAAGCTCATGAGAAACAAGACTGTTAAGCCTTGTGTTATCCTCTATTCTCGATAAATCTCCGTCATGCTGAATCGCAACAAGAGGATTACTCTTAAAGGCTTCCAATGCAAAAGAGTTACTTGACGAGCCTAAACTTTTCGCATCAAACACCGAATAATATCCCTCAAACAATTTCTGAATAATATTCAGTATTGTTGATTTACCTGTGCCGACAGCTCCGTACAGAACCATAAATTTCTGTATCTTTTTTGAATCGCCCGTAACGACAGCACCTATTGCCCATTCGATTTTGCGGCGTTCCTCTTCCGAATATAATGTTGACATAAGCTTATCGTAAGCAGTTATGTCACCTTTTTCAAGAGGATAATTAAGCCGTTTGCTCGCATAGTCCGCTTTGCCTGTTGCCGTATTGGAAAATATAAGTTTCTCGTCAAGCATTTGAAAGGAATCACGCATTTGCCGCTGACAATATTTATGCCACGAATCAATCATACCCGATTCCGAATCCCACATATGCAGAACTTTTATGTTTGAATCGAAACGGGCTTTGTTCTCCTCGGCATATTTATCAAGAGCGTTGTCAATAAGCTGCAATGCGTCTTGTTCGTCGGTAGACCAAAGCCCTTTTTCCTCAATCCATACAGCGTAAAAGTCGCCGCCTCGTATCATTAAATCGGAGCTTTTCTTGATAATAAACTTCGGATAGATTTCTATTACGCCACGTTTAGCAGAGCGTGTCGAAATCATAAGAAAGTCAATCATCTCTTACTCCTTATCTCCTTTGAGAAAATCAATCTCTTTTTGAAGCTGTTTGATTTCTTTTATGTGAATTGCGGTAACCTTTACAAGCTTATCTGTAATATAAATACCGCCGACTGCTGCGACAATCAAACCAAGCTTAAGTCTGCCTGTCTGGCGGCGAAGCTTTAAAACCTGCTTTGAAAGTACCTCAATGCTTTTGTCCATAACGTAAATATATTCCTTATTCTCGTTCATATTAAATTCTCCCTTTCATTTTTGAAATATAACTGTTCACAGATTCAAGACACCAGTCCTTTTCACTGTGATAAGTAAACATAAGTTCGTTTCTGTCCGCAAATCGAATGCGAACACAATCTTTTCCGCTGGGAAACCAAGCTGTTGCCCGAGATGATATCTTTCCGAATTTATCCTTGAATACGGTAAATATATTATCGTGTGCCATTTGTAACCTCAATTTTCCAATACAGTATCAAGATACCACATAGCCTGATACCATATTTCTACATAACGCAAATCTCCACGGTAATTCGGAATGGTGAACAATCCTCCCTCGCCGTTCATTTTGTAATCACGGCTGAGAAAACAGTGAATGATTTTGTCTGCTTTGCTTCGGTCAAAGCAAGAATCGTCCATTGAATATAATCCAAGGCTTTCAATCATACCCCAGAACCACTTCCCTGTTCTGTCGCCTATATCGGGATTATCCATAATATTCTCTTCACAGCGAACGGAGAGTGCAACCATCATCTCAAGAATACTGCAAGGACGGTCGTCAAGATGTGCGGTAATTTCATAATCGGGAATATCATTTTCGTACCCGAAACGATATCTCAAATCCATTCCGTCCTCTGCACGATTGCCGTCCATTTCATAAATATAATTGAAATCAACCTTATTAAGGTATGACAAAAGCTTTCTGTACGAAACCTTTTTAAAACGTTTTTCACCGCATACAAGATTGTACATCCAGTCAAAATATTCCTTATTCAAATTCTGTCTTGTCATTAGTCCTCCGTATAAAGATATGGCTTATCTTTGACTACATCGGTGTAATCCCTTGTATCCAACAGAATTTCATAATCGCACATTCTGCTGTCATTTCTCACGAAAACAGAATCGTCTTCGTATTCACCGAAATGATTTAAGGAATCAAAACCTACAGTGTCTTCCATATCCTCGATTATTACATCACCGTCATCGGCAAGAATACCGTCCGCATAATAGGTCAGGCTGATTAATTCGTAACCTGTTTTCTCTCCGTACTCTTCGGGCGGTATAATATACGGCATACCGAGATTTTCTCTGTCAGTTTCATCACGATTTGACAAATATCCGTTATGCGATAAAATCTCAGTAAAGCTTGTCGTAATCTCTTCCGTGACATCTTCCACCGTTTGTTCGTCGGACTGCACCGGTGCGGCATTTTTGCTGTAAATCCTTTTGACGGATTCGATTTCCTCTTGTGCAATCTCTTCATACTTCGTCTTAAAATAATTCTTGGCTGCGGCTGTTCCGACTATCACGCCAAGTGCGAATATAATCAATCCTGCCGCATTGCTCTTAAAAAAGGTCTTCATAAGTTTCCTCCTCATTTTCTTCATCTTCAATAGTTTCATCATTCTTAAGCGTCATTACGGTAATTGCCAATCCACTGAAAAGTGCCGAAGCACTCAGCAGAATACCGCCCGTGATATGACGTTTTCTTTCACTGTCAAGAATGACATCAAGTGCGGATATAATGTTTTCGAGTATATCCATACTACTTTTTACCTCCCGACAATACGGCTATTCCACTCATAAAACAAAGGCTTGCTACCGCCGCAAATGTGTAGGATATAAATGTTAATCTTCCGTACATAAAATCCTCTCCTTTCAATCATAGCTTGAAAAATAATGGTTCTCGACTTGGAACATCGGAGTTCCGTAATCGCTGTAACAATCGGTTCTGAAAAATATACAGTCATAGTTTGTTCTTGACTGCAATTCTTCCCGAACAAGTCTGCGAATATCCTCTCTGACCTCGCAGCGTTCCGACCTGCCATTTGTCATCGACGGAAACTGATACGGTTCAAATATAACTTCCGAAACCGTATCGGGAAATTCTTCGGAATCCATACGATTTAGGATAGTGTCTATTACAAGACGTTTCCCCTCTTCGCATTCGTTCTCTGCTTCCGCCATTGTGACAAGAGCGATAAGATTAATGTCTTCATCGGAAACAAACGCTTCTTCGATTTCGGGCAAATATAATTCTTCCGCTTCATCGCTTACCTGATATGCCGTAACAGTTTCGGCAACTTCCTCGCCTGTCGCTCTCACGGTGCAGCCCGAAAATATAATCAACGTAAGCGAAAGCAAAACACATAAAAGCTTATCCATTTTCAATTCCTCCTTACATCAAATCGAGAATATTTCCGTCAACATTGAAGTCAAGCAAAATGCTTCTTTCATAGCCGTTGACAAAATCACGAGCCTTTTCACGGTTGGTATCATAAATACCGAAATCAACATAGTTATCCCCTACGGGATTATCGGGGTCATAAACCCAGCCTACAATCTGTCCTGCTTTGCTTCTCGGAATGCCGAGTATATCATAAACATCATTCAGGTACAAATATCCCTGAGCTCTAAGCTTATCGTTTGCGTATGCCTGCTGACTGCGGAGGAACATTAAATTGTATTCCGAATCCTTTTCCCAATTGGGATTTGTTTCATCAAAGAAACGTGCGTAATCACTGCAAGCGTTGGGGTCGGCAATATTTACGGTTTTCTCTGTTGTTACAACTTCACCGTTTTCATCGATAAAGGTTTCTTCAAATGTTTTCGCCTTGATGTTGTGGCGGAGTTCTTTATCGATTTCTTCCCCGAAACGCTCGACAACTCTGCTTCGATACTGCTTGAAGCTTGTGTCAACCGCTGTATAAGCCGCTGCTAATGCGACATTTCTCTTGCGGAGAATATTGTTTGAAGCAATTATTCCTGTGATAGACAAAGCTCCGAGAATTATTGCAGGTGCGTAAAGCTTCGCAAGCTTAACACCTGTCTGAACGTAAACAATTGTTGTGTCTTTCTTTGCATCTTCTTTCGTGTACTCATTTTCGGGCTTCGTTTCCACACACTCGTGAATCTTATCCATCTTCTCTTTAGCGTCATCAAGAATAGTGCTTGCCTTTGTTGTAGCCTTGCAAGCGACAACTGCACTTGCAACCACACCTACAACACCAGCTGCAACAAGAATCTCGGGGCTGTGCTTCTTCAGGCTGAAACCAATCTTATGGATTGTGCCTGTAACCTTGCTGATAATATCTTTTTTACTCATAGTTGTATCTCCTTTTTAAATATAATTAGTTTAAGGGAAGTGCTTTCGGTAATTTCAGCAAATATCCGTCCCTAGTGCGGACTGCCTGTGCACTTCTCAAATTCGTCCAGCCGTACTTATTGTCGGTGTAATCTCCGGTGATTCCCACCAAATCATACAAATCTCCTACGCTTGCTACGCCGTAAGCGTCAATAAGCTCGTCCATTTTCATCAAAACTTCCTCCGCTTCGCCACGATTATCCAATATAATATCATCATAGCTGTATGTTCTTCGGGTTGAGGAATATGAGTTTCTGCGGTCGTTTGAACCGTAATAGTCACGATATGAAACTCTTGACGAATTGTTCTTTTTTGTCTTACCTGTTTCGCCGTAGAGAATCATATCAATTCCGCTCGTAACTACATCGGAAATAGCCTTTTTAATTGCAGGAACAATAATATCCTCCAAAATATAAGACTTCACGTTTTCGATATCTTCCGAGATAAAAACGTCCGCAAACTTGCGAATCTCGTTTTTCTTCTTCGACTTCACCGAGCCGGTTACTATCTTCTCAACCTTTTTCTCGGTCTTCTCTTCCTTAGACTTGTGGGAATTGGATTTGTACTCTTCCATTTTTGTCAATCTCCTTTGCAAAAGAAAAAAGAGAAAGCACCTTGTTAAAGGTACTCTCCCTCTTTAAGAATCAATTGTTTTCCTTATCCTTCTGTTTCCACTTCCTGTGATTCTTCCTGTTCTTCTTCAAGAACATCGAAACTTTCGTTATAACAGCCTACAACTGCCTCAGTAATCTTTTCAACCAACTTACGCTTAATCTTAGCCTTTACTGGCTTAACGATAAACTTGTAAGCAAGTCCGCCTACAGCAACCGTCAATCCGATACCTGCCGCAATCATTGCACCGTTGTTCGAGCGAATATCAGCGTTTTCCTCTGTTACCTCAATAATCTCTTCGTTCTTAATGATTTCGTTAGCATCCATCTTGAATGTCCCCTTTCAAAATATAGAAAATTATTGGATTCTCTCCATTAAAGGGCTTGTAAATTTTGCGTGCCTTTAATAATAGTCGTAATCAGGGACAACGCTGTAATCAACCACAAGACACGGCGTTCCTTCCTCGGTGAGCTGTGAACTGAACTGCAATGCAATGAACCCCTTGTTTATGCTCCAACCGATATTGTCGCCTATGCCTATACCGTCCAGACCGATTTCATAATAAAAATCATTCAAAGATACGGACATCTCATTAAGCATTCTCTTGTTAAGCTCGTTCTCGGCTTTTTTCAGCTTGTCGATATCGGATTTAAAATATCTTCCCGAAATAGCATCGTAGCAAAGCATATCACCCTTGTTGGTGATTATCACTTCATTTTTGGAAACAGGATTTTTCTCAATCTTATCCTTAGCGATTGAATCCCTTACAGCCTGCTCTTTTTTCTCACCGATAGTTTCAACAACCTTATCCTTATACTCTTTAAGAGCCGATTCCGAAAGAGTATAAGCCGTTGCCAAAGCAGCATTACGTCTTACATTCACCGAACTTGCACCAATCAAACAGAGTATCGATACCGCAATCGATACAGCCGACGGAATATAACAATACCATACCGTTTTAACGGTTTCAACAGTTGTGAGCTTATCGACGTTCTGCTCCTCTTTCTTTTCATCGATAAGGGTTAATGCTTTCGGGGTAGCCTTTACAGCCATAACGGTTGCAGTAATCATTCCCGCAATTCCTATTCCCGTAAGAATTTCGGGACTGTGCTTCTTAATCACTGTGCGAACATTTTTCGCAATGTCTGATAAATTGTGTTTCATAAAATTCTCCTTTTCTTAGAACAGTTCTATAATATCCTGAGCGGTATCATAAGCAATTGAAAATATAATGTTGAATTGTGAATAGCATTTCATCTTATCTTTGAAATTTTCAATAACTACGAGCGGAGGTGTAAAATGATTCTCATACAGACTTCTCAGAATTTCATCTGCCGTCCACTTTGAATAGCTCCGCTGCTTAAAGTCATAGCCGTAGCATTCGGAAATATCATCGATACGCTCTTTGTAATCTTCGATAACAGATACAGCCGTTTCGTATACGATATCCATAATCATTCTCCAAAAAAAGAAAGAGCTCTTGTTAAGAGCTCCCATCTTTTTAATTAGTCTTCGTTTTTTCTCTTGGCTAATGCTTCATCAACTTTCTCTTGAATTTTCTCTTCCATTTCCTTGTCGCTTACCCAATCGTCTACTATGTCCAATAGTATTCCGAGTACGGTAACTCCAATACCAATGGTTTTAATTACTATTCCCGATTTTTTCGTCATAAAGCAATCACCTCCTCATAAAAGGCTTTGCATTTTTTGCGTATTTAATACTCTTCGTAATCCATAGTGGGAGGAAACGGCATTGAGATAATATAATATTCCAGACCGTCGTCAAGAGTATATTTCTTATGCACAAAGTCAATCCATTGATATCCATAAAACTCCTCTCCTGCCCACTGCGACCAACCAAGTACCTCTCCGAAATCTTTTTCAGGCAAACCGAGATACGCATAAAAATCATTGAGAGAAACGTAACCTCTGAGAATAAACGTACGGTTAAGCTCGTTCTCTGCCATAAGTAATTCTTCTTTAGTAAGCTCGAAGAACTCACCATAATTATCCTCATAAAAAACAAGCTTTTCGTCCGAGGGAGAAATATCAAGTCCTCTGTGTTCTGCTTCTATCAATTGTTCTTTCACTTCATCGTCCGCACCGTCACCGTACATTTCTTTCACTTTATCTTTATACTTCCTGAAAGAATTATCAAGAAGCGTATAGGCACTTATGTATGATGCCTGTTGTTTCCTGTTCAGAATATTTGCACCGAACATACATGATAATGTCGATACTACGAGTAAAGCTGTCGGAATGTAGGCAGGAACAGCCGCTTTGAGAACTTCCGCTTTTGTAAGCTCTTCGCCTTTTTCTTCAGTTGCTTCTTTCAGAAACTCCATAGCCTTTGGCGTAGCTTTCACAGCTGTAACAATTGTTAATACCATTCCGACTGCGGATAAACATGTTAAAATTGTAGGCGTTGCACGTTTCAACGATTTGCAGAAATCGCCGTGCATTTTCGTTCTTTGTTTCATTTTAAAATCTCCTCTCAAATATAATTTTCCAAAAAGGAAAAGAAAGAGTCCTTGTTAGGGACTCCCTCTCCTTTTTATAAACCTATAGCTTCCAGAATCTTGTTGAGTTCTTCCTGCGTCATTTCGGCATCGATATTCAAATGCACATGAGCCTTTCCGTCATTAACCTTAGCATCAAATTCGTTAAGCTGAATACCTACATTGTATCCTAACTTCTTCTTCAATACCTTACTAATAACCTTAGACACCATACCTCTCATAATCTTTGTACCGATTTTCATTTCGTCCATCATACTCCTTTATCTCCTTTCAAAATTATATGGTTTTCATAATAGGCATTGTAAATTTTGCGTGTTTTCAAATATCACGTCTGTCAAACGTTGTTTCCCAACGTTCTTTTGGTATAGGTTTCATTTTCAAAGACCACATAATCTGTCGTACTGTTACCGTGGAATACAAACCGTCTGTACACTCACCCGCACGTTCGTCAAAGTAATTTTTAAAATTCGGATTCAAATATAAATCATCGGTAAGCCAAGGGTCAAGCTCGCTCCAATATGTACTTTTTGTTTCGGGATTAAATCTCTGCTGTATCACTGCCAAACCTTTATCTCCGATTTTAAATAAAGTACATCTGTTGTAAACAGGGTGATTGCAAATATAAAGCTGTCCGTATCTTGACAAATAGATTGTCGGTTTTTCATAGTGATATCTCATAAAATCCTCCTGAAAAAGAAAAACGAAGAGCCAATGTAAATTACACGGCTCTCCGCTTTGGAACATTAAATATGTCTATTATTTCGTCGGTCTAAAACGGTTAAATAAACCTCTGAATGTTGTTGAAGTAAACGTACCCGTTTCCTCAAACTTAAATCCCTTACGCATCCAAGTAGCATAGAATATCAACGGCAATACAATCTCCGCTGCTGCAATACCAAGCTTGAAATATCTGTCCTTAACCTGCTCTGCCAACTGTTCTTTGTTAAACTGCTCCTGTCTAGCGTGGTTAGCTACTTCCTCATTGACTTGCTTTCGTTTGAGTTCTCCATCGTGATGACGGCATCTAAATTCCAGTTCGTTCTTGGATTTCTCCATGTCACGTCTTTCACGTCTGTCTTCAAATTCCAGTTCGTTCTTGGATTTCTCCATGTCACGTCTTTCACGTCTGTCTTCAAATTCCAGTTCGTTCTTGGATTTCTCCATATCACGTCTTTCACGTCTGTCTTCAAATTCCAGTTCGTTCTTGGCTTCCTCCATTCTCAGCTTGTAAAGCTTTGCTAAAGCTTCAACTGCCTCCGATTTCTCTTTGCTTCCCGGTTCTAAGTCGGATAAGTCCTGAATCTGGGTTTTGATTTCCTTCCCCAACATTTCTCTAATTTCTTCGTCCATCTTAAAATCTTCCTTTCTGTAAATATAATTTTTGTTCCATAAAAGAAAGTGTTATTTCTGCGTAAGAAAACTTTTGTTCACTTTAAAGACAACCTGCTCTTCTTCACAAACGGTATCTATTTCTTGAAATAGTTCAAGATACAGATATGTTTGATTATTGTCATCTAGCCTATAAGCATAAAGCGAACCGACAGGCTTTTTCAACGATAGGCGTTTAATTACTCCGCTGCCTAAAACGAATCCTAAACAAATTCCTAACAGTAATTCCAAAAATAATTCTCCTTTCAATTTTTTACGAATACTACTATAGCACGTTTTGTTGTCACCTGCGTGCTGAAAAGAAAAAATAAGGCTATGCGCACTAACTTACAACATAGCCTCCTCATAAAAGTACGTGTTTTCTTTGCGTTATTATTCTCTTAACTTATTAAGTATCCAGAAGAAACGTCTGTACAATACGTAATATGTATCTCTACAGCAAGGAATATTTAATCTAGCTTTAAGCACATCGTAAGAAACACCTTCCGTAACTGCTGTTAAAATATAATCTGCCAGAACAGAATCCGTTTCTTTTGCTGCTTGCTCAATCATCTCTATTCTGTGAGAATAGAACAATCTGGCTTCTGCACACCTTGCGGTAGGGTCACTCATTCCGAACTGTTTCTTGAATAACCCCAAATCGGACGGTCTTCCGCTTAAACCGCTTAACGAAGAATATGCCTTTTTCCAAATAGGGTATTGCATACAGAAATGTTTCAGCTCATAATATCTGTGTTTTTCGATATAATACTTGTTCTTTAGGGAAATATTCGGACGTATCGTTGTTCCCATAGCTATCACCACCTTTCGGATTCTATTCTAGCTTAAAATCCATTGCTTGTAAAAACAAAGTCGGTGGAATAAACCGCTTGCCATCTTCTCATGGTCATTTCGCAGGGATAGTCCTCGTAGCCGAATGTATCCGAGGTAATAAAACCCTCTACTACACCTATAATTAATTCGGATTCATATTGTTTGTATGGTAAAATATAATCGGGTATCTCTCTGTGTATCGAACCGCAGTTACAGCATTTAAACCGCTTCAATTCCACTTGCTTGGTTAATCTTCTTTTTGTCCGTACAGTTCTTAAAACTTTATCGTTATACTTTAAATTTCCTCCGCACTTCGGACAGGCGGTTTCACCATTAGTAATCATATCATCTGCTCTCTTTCTAACCTAGAATAGAAATATAAAAAAGTGCAGGAATTAATAAAACTCCTACACTATGATATACGATTATTAATGTTAATGCAATTCTCTTATACCAATAATAATTTTAAACGTTATCACTCGTATAAAAGGGAAATTATCGTACTAAAGTTTTCTTTTGCTTTTTTGTTCGGTAGTAAATTGGTAGTAAATTACAAAGCTCACCCCACCGAAAGCGGCTTGTAATGCGGGCAAAATGGAAATCGGCAACAATTTTACATAAATTGCAAGTGTAATCATAATTTAAATTTGTAAAAATATTGTTATAATCAAAAACGGCTTGAAATCAGATTTTTTCGGGTGTCGATAACGTGATTGACGAAATTTTCGGTATTAAAATTTTCCTGTTTTTGAAGGTTTTTTCGCATAATTCGGATTATTTTGTCCTTGAAAAGTAGTAAATCGGTAGTAAATTAGAAGGGGTGAAAAACCTGTTACAATCGTGGTTTTAGCGATTTCGTATGTTTTTAAAAACAGTAAAATCGGTAGTAAATTAATTTCAGACGTTAGAAAATTTTGATTCAATTTCATTTTCAACATCTTTGTAATTGATGTGAGTGTAAATGTTCAACGTTGTTTGGGCATTATTATGACCCATAAGATACTGAACCGTTTTTACGGACACACCTTTTGCAATCAAATTACTGCAATATGTATGACGAAGAATATGCGGAGTTATTTTAGGAAGCTTGTTACTGTGTTTATCATTATAATTCTTCACAATGTTACTGAATCTGCTTTGCCAATCATTATTGACAAGCGGTCTTCCGTTTTTATTGATAAACAAAAAATTTGTCACTCCGTCAATTGCGTGTTTGTCGTCGGTTTCCCTATAGTTCTTCATCACTCGGATCAAGCATTCTCGTACATCATCGGTAATCGGTATCATTCTCTTGCCGTTAGATGTTTTTACAGAAGAAATATGCGGTTTCTTTCTATAATAAGAAATCTGATGATTAACACTTATATATCCTTTTTCCATATTAATATCTTCCAATGTTAAACCACAAAACTCCCCCAATCGCAAACCTGTATGCAGCATTAAATAAATAGCATCGTAATACTTTCTGTATCTGCTGTTTAAAATATAATCAAGAAAACGCTGTTCTTCATCTAAAGTTAATCCTGTTCGCTGAACGGTATCATCTTTAATGATTTTTGACAACTGAAAATTAAAAGGATTTTTGGAAACCATTTCATTCTCAATAAAGCTTTTAAACATAGCGGAAAGCTGTGCCTTAAATCTATTAAGGTTACTGTACTTTTTGCCTGCCATACTCATACTTACAAACCATTGCTTTGCTCTGGCTGTAGTAATATCTTTAATGGGTAAATAACAGAAGTCTTCTTTTTTCAGAGAAGACAACACAAATTCATACTGACAGCGTGTTGATTCTTTTATGTTGGCTTTGCTGTCAATATAATACTCGTAACAGTCAATCAAATTTTTCTTGCCAATATCGTTGAGCATCAGCATATCCAATCGTTTCTGCACCTTTGCTTCCTGTGTTCTCAAAGCAACACAATCACGTTTCCCCTGCGGAACGGTATCTGTATCGATCAGCTTCCAGCTATAAACAAACTTTGGCTTACCGTCAATGTCGATATACTTATAGGCATAGCGTCCGTCTGCTCTTTGACTTTCACCGTCGTGGAGAATTCTGTTTTTCTTATCTCTTCTCTTAACGCTCAATGTAAAACTCCTTTCCTACGCAAAAGAAGAGCCTTAGTACGATAATATAATTTTACCATAGCTAAAGCTCTTATTCAATATATTTTACAAAATATTCACTTTTTATATACTGCTTGTGCGGTCGATAAACTTCTCAAATGCCTTTCGTTTTACCATAAGCTTTACACCATTCTGGAGAGCAAGGTCGTCGAAGTGTTCACTAAGGATTCTTCTAAGCTTCTTCTCACCTATTCCAAAATATAAAGCCGCTTCATTTATGGATAAAACATACTTATCCGATAAATTAATTTTGTCGTTTGTACTCATAATCGGAAATCTCCTTTTCATTATAGTAGCTTACCGAGCTGATTCCGAGAATTACTCCGAGAAATGTATCAACTGCCGTAATAGTTCCAACTACCTGTTCGCCATAGGGTAATCCCCAGATAGATGCAACCGTAAAATACAACGTTGCGGAAGCAGGAAGAAAATACTGAGCAATCCATTTAAGAACATCGTAAACTTTATTGTCGAGTTTCATTGCCGTTCCCCTCTCCTGTTCTGTAGTTTGATTTTCTCACAGGCAATTTGTTCACTTCGTCCATTACTTTCTTTGCCGAACCGTTACCGCCCATTTGCTCGTATGGTTTGTACAAATAATCGTACAGATTTTCATACTCATCCTGAGTTATCCAGCCTCTGTCAATATAGGACATACCCAAATATATAATTCTGTCGTGTCCTAAACCAACAAGCATTTGAGTACGTAAATCATTTTTGTCGCTACGTTTTTGGACGTATGCCCAGAATCCGGACGATGCAAGCACAGAGCAGATAATTGTTATTATCATTTGAATCCAAGTATCCATAATTGGTCACTCCGTTGTTGATTAGCTACTTTTTATTTATGCAATCTATGTTTTACATTACCATTAATGCCGCCCGACGAATCGCCGCTATGTATGAAATTGTACAACTCCCAGTTATTCACCAATCAACACCCACTCTCCCATATGCAAAATATAAAGCTCTGCCGTATCCGTACAAAAAGCTGTCGAACCCTCTGCCGTATCAATCTTATCCAATATCTCCAAATCTTCGGATTTGAGAATATAATCATTAACACCGCTGTAGTTTGTTCTTCTTACAGAACCTACATCGGGAGATTCGCCGTCTTTAAAATTGATACCCATAACATCGGTTTTCATAAAGTCATTCCTTTCTTATAACACAAATCAAGTATTATTTTTCACTGTATAATTCAGCGAGATCCAGCCGTTTCTGTCTTTCCGATAGGCTTTCAGCAAACCCCAGCCGTTACTCTCTTCAACGATTGTGTATACCTCGTTTTGCTTAACGGTATTCACAACGGGATAACTCGTGCCTGCACCCTGACGAACATTCAAAACATCTGCCGTAATCTTAACCATATACGAACTTTCTGTTTTCGGATAAACAATGTTACCTTTGCCGTCAAACACATAATATCCGTTGTTCTTGTCGGCAACAGCCTTAGCACTGTCAAGGCTCTTATAAGCACCGATTTGTGATTTTGAATCACTCCACGATTTGCGAACCCTGTAAAGATTGTCCGTGCTTGTTGTGGTTGCAGTAGTTGTTGTCGAAGATGTCGAAGCACCTGTTAATCTTGCTTTGAACGCTTTCCAAGCGGAAACATCTCCGCTGTCCTCATTCCAGCCTTTAATGCCGGGGCAATATTTGCCCGTAACGTCATAATGTCTGATTACCCTATCCGCAGGAATATTATAGGTCTGCATAAGGTACTTTGCAAGCTCAGCGGCTTTGTTGATGACTGCTTCCGTGAAATAATAGTTGTTATCGTTAGCCGCCGTCATTTGACCCGTCTTGTTGCTCGAACAAACTTCAATTCCTATACTGTTGTAATTTTGACACGCACCGTAATAACTGCCGCCCTTGTTGTAATTTTTTGAGTCGCCGCAATGCCAACAGTATCTGTTTTTGATATCGGGGTTAAACTGCACTGCCGTTGTATCGTCAACAATGAAATCGGCACTTGCATAAATGCTCGGGTTACTGAACATAACCGCAGTATTGTACGCCACACCTGTACGGCTTGTCGTTCCTGCCGTGTAATGAATTACAATGTAATCAAGCGGTCTGTTGCTGTACGCAGATGTATTTGAATAGCTTGTCTGTTTTGTAATGTTTATTGACATAAAACTCACTCCTTAACCAAATCTTCAAATCCCTCGTCAAGCAAAATTGCCCTTACCTGCTCCTTAAGCTTTGCAGGAACTTTTGAAAAGCTTGTTTTTCCTGCAATGATTCTGTAAGCGTAAAATTCAGCCAT